ATTCTGTAGAAGAAAGCAATCTTTCGTCCATTGTGATCGGTTAAATATATCGTTACGCTCATTCTTGAATGTCCTCTGTTACGTCTCCGTTTTCATCATCTACACGCCATCGCTTTACGATAGCCTCGCCATCGATGGAATCGTCAAAGTAATAAACATAATTGCCGATTGTGACGTATAAAGAGTTGTCGCTAGGTTGTTGTATTTTCATGTCGCTACGCTCCAACGCATTCTCTCTCTACGCTCGCAGAATGCTTTTGCTCATACGATTGTAAACTTTTCATAGCTTGTTCCATCTTGTAAATCAGATCATCAATTAAATCATCTTGGTCATCATAACAATCTGAAATCTCATTCTTTCTCAGGTCATGCAAGTCACAATAAATGTCCATTAGTTTTAGTATTTCTTCTTTCATTTGGTCAGGTAAGGTTTGTCGGTTAGTTTGAAGGCAATCTTTTACCCTTAACAATTTCAATCACGTCCATATAAAGCGGATTGTATCCTATGTCATTAAGCATCTCTTGTTCTGTCTTCCAAGCGTCTAGGCAGTTGAAAGTGTAGAAATGATGTATACATTCTTTTTGATTGTTTTTCCAATAGCGTTTGCGTTCATCAGCATCTCCTTTACAAGGCAAGTCCCAATCATCTAAATGGTGACCATCCTCTTGTAGCACTCGGTCAATTATTTGGTTAAATATATATTCGTATTTTAGTTTTCGTATTTTCATGTGAACAGGTAAGGTTTAGAGGTTAGTAAGATAAACCTTTATGCTCTAATATATCTCGCAAGCGAATAAGTACTTTGCCAAACTCTAAAACATCCTTGCTTGTGATGAATTGCTCAAAAGCAAAGTGCCGTAGCGACTGATAACAAAAGCAATCTTCATTTGCACCGCCCATACTTGGTTTAAATTGCCATTCACTCGGTACTCCTTCATCTGTTTCAAAGGTTAGGTAGTCACAGATTGCAAATAGCCATTGCATACAATTTCCCCACGCATCTCCGTCATTAGTAGCTTTAAATTCGTGTTTAAGTGTTTCATTCATTTTCATAAGTATTGATTTATTGATTTTGGTTATATTAGTGGTGATTAAGATTTATAGTCTTTAGCTATGTAATCCCCTTCTCTTAAATATTCTTCAAACTCTACGTTAAATTCGTTTAACCATTTAGGGAAATCTTCTGTGATCTCACCCATAATAGCCCAAGGATCGCCCGTGAAATTGTTAACATCAACATCGTAATACATTTTAATTTGATCTACCAACTTCATGTCTTTGGTGAACTCTTTATATGTCGGTAAATGATCGATAATTCCTTGTTTTATGAATAATTGTTTCATGTGTGATTTTATGTTAATTCGTTTCATATGTTGCTTTAAACTTCAAAATCTTCCAATAATCTTTCATGAAATAAATCGGGAAAGTCACAAGATTCAGAAGTGAAGCCGCAATGTGGACATTCGATGTTGTCGCAGTTGTCCATGCCATGAAGTAAGACATGCCCACAATCTCCGCACGTTACAATGTTGATTCCAAGCTTAATGACGATTTTTTCAGCCATTAGAACTTGTTCATCCCATCTTTCTTTTTTTATTTTTGCATTCATAAGTATAAGTATTAATTAGGTGTTAGTTGCTTGCACAAATGGCGAGCAATAGAAAGAGCCAAAAGCTACCGAATATTACATTGTAGATGAAGAACTCAGTTAAGAGGTTTAATAGTTTTTGTTTCATGGTCTTTGATCTATTTGATTAAGATTGTTTAATGTGTTCTATAATTTCATCTAATTCGACAATGGAGTCTTTAGTTTGACTCATCGCTTTCATAGCCCTATCGCATACTTGCCACTCATCATTCTTAAGAAACAAACCTTTAATACGCTCCCTTAGATCAAACAAGTCGTTCTTAATGTTTCTGATTTGTGCAACAGCCATAAGCTTGTCTCGTTTTTTTATAGCTTGCAGATTAGTAACTTTATTAGTGTCGAATGTACCAACAAGCTTGTTGCGATTGTCTCGGACTTCCCAAGTGGAAGCGGATGTTTTTAATCGTCTAGATGGTACGATATTTACGATTTCTGTTTTCATAAGTAGTAGTTTCATTATTGAATTGCTCGAATGCTCGAAGCCCGCACTTCCTAACTTTAGAAAGCTAGTTGAATTTATAGCATAGTTGTCAACCCCCCTTAAATACTGGGATTGTGATTGGTTAAATTTCGTAAACTATTGAACAAGTACTACTTACAAAACTTGAAAAAAACTTTAAAATAATTCATTAAGTTTGCTGTAAAATGTTGTTATTCAATGAAATAAAAAGTTATTCACAATTTCTAACAAACTAAACAGAAAAGCAATCTCGCATCAATTTGTTTTGTAAATAGTTATTAAAGAATAGTTTATGAGAGTGAAAAGGCTAAGTGCTAGTGTTTAACTAGGTTCTAACTTATTTCAATCGCTTCAATAATAAATGAAAAAAGAACTTTGAAAGAGAAAAACACATACAAGTGTAAATACACTAAATACATAAATGTACTAACTACACTAACAATGTAAGTACATACTTATTGCAATTGATGATTATCTAGTAGCTTTACACGAGTAAAACAAGAGCCTTATTGATAACAAGCTCTCATTATGATGTAAATCGTTGATGTTCTTAGTACTTACACCAAAGTCTAATTAGACATAACACATATTGTGCGAAGACTATCCCCCCTGTATATAATAATCTTAGGGGTATGAGGGGTAAAAAACTTGCGAGCGTATATAGCGTAGCCTCTCAGATTTTTTCAACTAAAACGATACCTCGCATTTTTCCGTTAAATCTTTTATCAGAAGGTGATGTTATTGTCTTCTTCAGCATCTTCTTCGTGAGTGTCCTCGGATAGTTCTCCATTGAATATAACATCATCTGTTTCTGTTAGTACTGACAGCTTACAGAAGTCCAGGCATCCTGCTATTGTATAATCGTTAAGATCGTATTCACTTTTAAACCTGTAAACTAACTTAGCTAACTCGTATTGAAAGGTATCTGTTTGATCGTTAATGTTCATCGTTATTAATATAACAAAGGTATAGCTATTGTCGAGCAAAGCGATCTTCTTCCGAGATGTTATTGAGACTATTGTGAGACACCTACTGTCTACCGCTTAGATACTACCTTTTTAACTTTTAGTCTTTACAAAGTCCCTTCGGCTTGAGATTGTTATAATAATGAGATTTAGATAAGCCGTCTAGACGTACTTCTAAACGACACTTGCTCCTTAATTAGATAGGTCATAAGCAGTAGCAATATACAAGAGTTACAATAGCTGATACTTGTTGTACTACTCCTTTTAACAAAGATAACCATTACAAATACTACAGCTACTATCAGATCAATACACCTGTTATTTAGTTAGCTCATACTTCGTTCTTTCGCTAACATCTCTTAAAGGTCTTATTGATAACGACACTTATAACTGACCCTTTTAAGGATAGGTGTGTTTATAAATAAACCTAGAGTGTTAATGAATTACGACCAGAGGTAAGCTGTAGAACGACTACTTCTTTTATGAAAGCTATCAGTGAATTTATCTAGTTCTTCTTGAAGAAGTTCTTGTTTTCTATCAATCATCGATTGGTCTACATCAGCAGCCATTTGCTGCGTCCAATAACCAACTGCTATTGATAAAGCATCAAGACGGTCATCATGTACAAGTGAACCTCGATCTCTTGTTATTCGTGATAGCTGATACATTAACATATATCTAGTTTGTTGTTCTATAGGATAGCTAAGAGCTGACTTGTAATCATATGTTATAACTTTTGGATCTACGATTAGACGGTGACTATTAAGTACCGGTTCTAAGGTGTCAACAATTCGTAGCTCCTTTTGTTTGTTATGTCTTACCTCTTCTATAGTAACAGGGTAAGTAGTACGAAACAAAGGTTTGATAAGCTCCATAAACATACCGTCTCCAAAGTTGCTCTCTATGACTACCTTATTAACTTTGTTATCCTTAGCGATAGCTACAAGTTCTTTAAGTGTCTTCTCATCGTATCCACCTTTTATACCACCTGCATCGGGAACATATAACAATCCATTTAACATCTTTACTACAGCATATCCCGTCTCATCCTTACCTCGTCCAGAAGGGTCAATAGAAAGTACAGAACCGCTATACGGTATCATATCTCCTACAGTGGAAGAGGGTCGTCTGTACCGATCTCCTGCAAGTCCAACATTAGGTAGTTCTCTATCTGTGTTATCAGGATCACTTGACCAGACGATCTTTTCGGGAGCTACATCTGTATCAATATCTGTTATTATAAGATCGTTAATCTTTAATGGGTAGCGGTCAGCATCAGACAGCTTTGGATTAAGCATGAACTGTAGAGCATAACCGGTACGACCGTACGACATCTTTCTTTCTTCCAGGTCGAGATCAGTAAATCGTAGAGGTTCTGTAGATGTACCAACTGTCTCAGGAGATATGTTATCAGCTATAAGGGGTGCTAGATCGCCTCCGTAGTTATTTACAGCTTCAGTCTCATCAGGATACTCAGAAGACCATATACGGCTCTTGTAGCCTCTCTCTCTTAGTTTGTTATAGATACTATCTTCACACTGTGGAGTACCTAGAAAGATGATACGGGAGGAGTCCAGGGGTTTTATAATAGCGTCAAACTCTTTTACTTGTTCATCCAGC